TAAATGTGTATCCGATGTTGGGGCGGTTGAAGCGATTACATTCAAAGAAAAAGTTTTGTTTCCTGTTATTGTTTCATCCAACGCTTTATGAACTACATCAGCATCATTAGCTTTCAAATTTATATTCGCTTGTAAAGTAGTGTCCGCAGTATCGACATATGCTTTGTTACATAAATGCGTAGTCAGTGTTGGTGCGGTTGAAGCTATTACAGTCGTAGAAAAAGTTTTAGTTCCCGTTATGGTTTCCGAACCAGCCAAATGAACTACGGATGTGTCTAATGCTTTTAAATCTACATATGCTTTGTTACACAAATGCGTAGTGAGTGTTGGTGCTGTTGAAGCTATTACATTCAAAGAAAAAGTTTTGTTTCCTGTTATTGTTTCATCCAACGCTTTATGAACTACATCAGCATCATTCGCTTTCAGATTTATATTGCTTTGTAATGTCGTATCAGCAGTATCGACATACAATTTGTTTGTTAAATGCGTATTCAGTGTTGGTGCTGTTGAAGCTATTACATTCGTAGAAAAAGTTTTGTTTCCTGTTATTGTTTCATCCAACGCTTTATGAACTACATCAGCATCATTTGCTTTCAAATTTATATTCGTTTGTAATGTCGTATCAGCAGTATCGACATACAATTTGTTTGTTAAATGCGTAGTGAGTGTTGGTGCTGTTGAAGCGATTACATTCGTAGAAAAAGTTTTGTTTCCTGTTATTGTTTCATCCAACGCTTTATGAACTACGGATGTGTCTAATGCTTTTAAATCTACATATGCTTTGTTACATAAATGCGTAGTCAGTGTTGGTGCGGTTGAAGCGATTACATTCGTAGAAAAAGTTTTAGTTCCCGTTATGGTTTCCGAACCAGCCAAATGAACTACCAATGTGTCTAATGCTTTTAAATCCACATATTGTTTGTTACACAAATGCGTAGTGAGTGTTGGTGCTGTTGAAGCGATTACATTCGTAGAAAAAGTTTTGTCTCCTGTTATTGTTTCCAAACCAGCCAAATGAACTACATCAGCATCATTTGCTTTCAAATTTATGTTGGTTTGTAATGTCGTATCAGCAGTATCGACATATAATTTGTTTGTTAAATGTGTATTCGCTGTCGGTGCTGTGCTTGGTGCTGATACAACTGTATCGAATGTAGTCGCTCCATTAATCGCAATCGTCGTATTTGCTATTGTGGTTGCCGTTCCATTCACTGTTATTTTATCAGTTACTCCCGACTGTATTTTTGTGGTTGTATTGGTAAGTGTGGTTGCCGTTCTCGATATGGTAATTTTATCAGATGGAACTAAATTATCTACCATTGAAATTCTAAAAATATCAGCACCAGCATCATTTGAAATTTGAGAACCCCAAGTGTTATTGCTCTCGAACAAATTCAATATTGCTTTATCGCCTACTGTTACGCTACTAACCGAATTTATATTTATAGTTTTCGCACCAGTAACTCGCAAATTATCAGAAAAAGTTTTAGCTCCCGTTATGGTTTCCGAACCAGCTAAATGAACTACCAATGTGTCTAATGCTTTTAAATCCACATATTGTTTGTTACACAAATGCGTAGTCAATGTTGGGGCGGTTGAAGCTATTACATTCGTAGAAAAAGTTTTGTTTCCTGTTATTGTTTCATCCAACGCTTTATGAACTACAGCATTATCATCTGCTTTTGCTCCTATTAGTCCTGTGATGGTTGTCGCAAAATTTGGATCATCTCCTAACGCTGCAGCCAATTCATTCAATGTATCCAAAGTAGCAGGAGAACTATCCACTAAATTTGATATTTTCGTATCTACATATAGTTTGTTGGTAAGGTGTGTATTCGCAGTCGGTATCGCACCAGCAACAATGACTGCATTAAAAGTCTTTTCGCCAGTAATGGTTTCAGCACCAGACAGGTGAACGACTTGGTTATCGAACGCTCTTACATCTACATACGCACGGTTAGTAAGATGAGTCGCTTGTGTCGGCACTGCGGGGGCAATAACGGGTTCGTTAAATGTTGCGATTGCCTCGACATTTGCGAATCCAGTTAAAATGAGTTCTCCATTGATTCTTATTGTTTCATTTACAATTGTGGTTGTATTATTATTAATTACCAATTTCGGCGTAGCACCAGAAGCAATACCACTTGTAGTAATCGCAAATGGACCGCCGGTTCTTAAAGTCCAATTAATTCCGTTAGGTGATGTTCCGTAATTTGTTGCTGACCCTCCAACGGCATACCATAAACCCAAGTGTCCTATCCAAGCAATACCATTCCCATCATTAAAATTAGGACTCGCTCCTGTAAATATAGTTTTACCTGCTCCAAACCAATTGATTCCATTACTTGAGTATGCTATTGAATTTAATGTCCCCCCTCCAACTGCTACCCATAACGAACCATTCCAAGCAATAGCCCTACCAGCCCAATTTAATACTGAATTACCTTGCCCCGCCCAGTTGATTCCATCAATAGATGTTGCTATGGTATGAACTGTTCCCTCCCCAACAGCAACCCATAGCGACAATTCAGCACTCCAAGCAACACCACGACCTGTAACTGAAAATAAAGAAGCTCGTCCAGTCCAATTAAATCCATCGGGTGATGTTATTATTTTGTGCGTTGCTCCATCACCCACTGCTACCCACAACGAACCGTTCCAAGCAACACCATAACCTTGATTAGAGAATGCTGTTTTACCTTGCCCGACCCAAGTAATTCCATCAATAGATGTTGCTATTGAGTCGTTATATCCCCCTCCAACAGCAACCCATAACGAACCGTTCCAAGCAATACCCAAAGTAGTCAAAAAAATTGAAGACCGTCCAGTCCAAGTGATTCCGTCAGTAGATGTTGCTATGGTGTTCCCTGTAAATCCCAAGCCTCCTGCAACCCATATCGAACCATTCCAAGCAACACACATACCTTGCGATTGAAATACATTGTTACTGCGTCCAGTCCAAGTAACTCCATCATTAGATGTGGCTATTTCATCTCCAACCGACCCATCAGTTACCGATCCACCAACCATTACAAAAAAAGGTTCTTGTATTAATGTGTTGAAATTGGTAAGCGTTGTTTTATTTCTTGCTTGAACTTTTACAATATCATTGTAATCTGAATCTTCCACAAGAAAATCACCTTTTACATTTGTGTTTCCATTTATAAATATTTCGGTATTATTCAATTGAGTATCAGTATCAGTGATTAACATTTTCGATGTGCTACTGAATTCAGTCCCATATCGTAACTCTTTCGATGTATCGAAATACTCATTGAATACTGAACCTATGTTTGTTATGTTCTCCGATAATGAAACAATATTGTTTTCAGTTATAGCAATCCCAGTCGTTTGGCTCGTTGTGAAAATACCAACCTCATTGCCTTCTATGTCTGTTTCGTTAGCAGTGACTGTTATCCTATCGTTGTTCGACGCATCTCTAACCAGAAAATTGTTATTGGAGAACACTTTCGAACCGAGTATGGTTTCGTTATTATTAATGTGAACGACAGAACTATCGACAGAACCTATTGAGTTTTGTAAAGCTATATCGGCTAGTTCCCTTGCTGTTGTCTCGGCAGTAATATTCGTTTGTAACACCCCATCCTGTGCTATTCGTGCTGTTGTTTCAGCAGATAAAGCATTGCTTACCGTAGTAATATTCGTTTGTAACACCCCATCCTGTGCTATTCGTGCTGTTGTTTCAGCAGATAAAGCATTGCTTACCGTAGTAATGTTCGTTTGTAACACCCCATCCTGTGCTATTCGTGCTGTTGTTTCAGCAGATAAAGCATTGCTTACCGTAGTAATGTTCGTTTGTAAAACACCGTCCTGTGCTATTCGTGCTGTTGTCTCGGCAGATAAAGCAGTGCTTACCACTGTAATATTAGAATCGATATATGCCTTGTTACTAAAATCATTCGGATCGGTTGGTAATAGGTTAGACGATGGTAATACAGAAAATGTTTTATGACTGCTAATTGTCTGCGGAATATTCGTATAGACGATTTGTTCTTGTAGCACATTGAAGTCATCATACTCAATACCAGTCATACTCAATGTGGAAGAAGATGATGTATTCATTTTATATATAATAACAATATAAAAATTATATCTTTATTATTATCATTACTAAATATAAATATAATTTATCTCATATAGCAGGAAAATGCTTGATTTCATTAATATATCTGTGTTTTACCAATAAATAACTGATTTAACATATAAATCCAGTAAAAACCAATTGGTTTTTACTGGATTTATATATTATATTGAGTATTTTCTTGATATTATTCTTATATTTAGTAATTACTTGATATAATTATTAAATATTTTCTTTACTTTTATTATGGAGATGGTTCATTTGGTTTTTAATCTCGTCTTCCTCTGCCTCTTCCACTTATCTTCGGTGGTTTATCTTCTTTCATCATTTTTGTTCTCTCACCTCTTTGTCTATTAATCTCTGCTGTTCTGATCTTTAATCTTGTATCTTCATCACCCATCGCCCGCACCTCTTCGTCTTCTGCTTCTCGTTCCACTTCTCTTACCGCCATTTGTGCTAATCTTGATAAATCCGTATCATACTTTCCACCCGCCAAAGAAAATTCACGTCTGTTAGTAGTAGTCATTATACGATGGGTCGCCTCTAGTTGTTGTTGTTCTGCCTGTCGTTGTCTCTCTTCTACTTGTGCCCTTATGCGTCTATTGTCTTGTTCTTCTTGACTTGATCTTTGGACTAAATTTCCATCACGCAAACTATCTACTCTTCTTCCTAACATCTTATATAATTATATAAGATATTATTTATTTTCTTACAATACCTCTTGCGTCAGTATCATATACAGGGAAGTTATGGACTATCCTATATACACTCTTCACACCGACGGGGGCGGGTTGTTGTGTTAAAGTTTCACGGTTCATCTTCCTAATAAAAATCGGGTTCAATCTCGGTAGCATTATATATGTTATATAGATATTATTTTTTAATATAGTTGGATTGCTCCTGTTTAGAGTGCGACATCATTTCGGCATCTTGTTCCATTTCTTTTTCTACCGCCCCATACTTGGCGGATAAATAAATGTGTCGAAGCATCGAAGCCCCGATCTTTTTACCGAATATCTTATTCAATGTTTTCGTCATTATAGACGATGATTTCCGGTTCTCATCATTCTTAAATAGAATGTAATCGCCGTTTTTTATTTCCATCACATTAATATGAAATTTCAATACCTCTTTCAATTTATCATTCGCACTAAAACTTTCCTTGCCGTATTTCGATGTCTTGAATTTATTAAAATAAAACTTGTTATCTTTCATATCGTAGTAGTTGTAATCATTCGTATCGTGTTTCTCATTGGTTAGTTTCATTAAATAGTAGTCCGCATTTCTTCGTGGTGGTGAGAGAACATAAAACGATAATATCATATACTCATTCATTATGTTACGGTTCTTCGTTATTCCCATATCTTCCTTTGTTAATTTCTTTGCTTGTTCTTCGATGCTATCATACTTGGCTACAATTTCATTCCATTCAACCCAGTTCTCTTTTTGTGTTTCCGTTTTCTTGTTATGGTCTAAACTATTAAAGTATTCCTTCTGTTCGTTCAAGTATGCCTTATAGACAATGTTTATCTTTTCGTATTGCTTAATCTTCATCACATTCAATATAGACACAATACTCGTGATGTAGGACTTCTTGGTATTTTTATTTCCTAAACTTTCAATCTTTTTTTTAATCTCTTGTGTATCTTTTAAAAATGTTAAAGTATTAAAATCGGTATCATTGTTTAACTTTCGTAACTTCGTAATGTATAAGTTCGCAGTGCCTTCCGCCAATTCGTTCTCAATTAACTTTTCCTTAATTGTTTTCATAAACTTTGTTATTTCGGTTCTCGTCATTTTATATATATATATATATTAGATTTTATATTTATATATATATATTAATTAGGTTTATATTACTTTCAATTTTTCTAAATATGGCTATTCTTTCTTTTTTTTGTCTTGTTTTTCTATTCCCATTGCTTTGTTAAAATTTTCTTGTGTTTCCGATAATTCTCGCCGTCTTTCTCTTCTGTTTCTATTTGCTACTTCTCTATCGAATCGTATTTGTTCTGGTGTTCTAACAACGGGCGGTCTTCCTCTTTTTCGTAACGGATTAACAGGTGATGTTGTTACGGGCATTGGTGCTGGTGTTTCTGGTTCGGGCATTTGTATTTCTGGTTCGGTTATATCTGCTGGCGTTTCAATTGGTGTTGGTGCTGGTGTTTCTACTGTTTCAATTGGATTAATTTTTCGTAACTCACTTGCTGGAGCATCTACTGCTAAATTATCTAAAAACGCCTTGCGTAATTCTTGAATCGAATACGGTTGAAATACTGGTGCTGGTGTGTTTATATGGCTACCGTAATATGGTATAGTCGGTGCTTGATATGTTGAACTTATATTTATATTTGGTTGTTGCCGTAATCCAGACTGTTCTTGAATTATCTTTTTAACGGTTCTCTTCACTCTACGCCTCCTCTGTTTCCTTTCCGCCAAATTGACTACTACCTTTACATTCTGGGATTGCTTCTGTTTCTGTTTCGCGGGCATTACTTATTATATGGAAATATTTTATTCTTCTTCTGTTAATTTCAATCGATTAAAATTTTTATAATAAGTGTTGGTTCTCTGGTTGTAAAACAAATGATTATATGGAGCATCAAACACAAACTCAAACAATGCTTTCAATTCTTTCTTTTCCAAACTAAACACATCTTCACTAAAACTTGCTACTTCTATTAATGATTTCGGGCGGAACATTATATAACAATCTACAAGCGAACGGAATTGTTTCGGCAGTGATTTCAATGTGAGTAATGTTATTATTATATTTATTTTGTAATGCCGGTGTTTGTATATTAACTTTTTTAGGTTCTGTTGAACTTGTTTGTTTTTTAGTTCTTCGCTAAAATCATCTATTAGAAAACAACTGTTTCCGCCTTCCTTCTTTACTGCTAAACAATCTTCCAATATCTTATCAAATGTATCTTGTGTTAGGTCATGATATATATGTTGCGGATTGTGTTTTAAAAATGGATGGTTCTCTTCGCTTTCCATTACCTCTTTCGGTGTTGCGTAATGAACGGCATCAAACACTTTCTTAAATACTTTACCTTTACCTGACGAAGTCATTATACTATTTACAAAACTACTTTTCCCACTACCCATAGCACCCGATATAACATACACTCCGCATTTATCCATAAACGGCGGGGGAACATCGAGTTTATTATCTATCGTTTGTTTCGTAGCTTTTATTTTTACATCATTGGTTTCTACTTCTTCTATCTTCATACTGTATTTACAATAGTGTTAGATTTTTTATTTTCTCTGTATTTTTTATCATATTCTCTTTTTCTTTCTTTGTTTGCTTCGCTATATTTTTTATCATATTCTCTATGTTTTTCTCTGTTTGCTTCTCTGTATTTTTTATCACATTCTCTATGTTTTTTTTGACGTTCTTCCACATCTTGTATAGCATTATACATATTCATCTGCGGTTTCAATTCGTTAATCCAATGTTGTTCCCGTATGTGTGCTTGTTGGATTGTATCACATTCGTATTCCTCTATTGGAACTAATTTAAAACAATCCCAACCACCATTCTCTCTAATAGTTTTATAAAGTTTAATATTGTGATTTTTTTGTCCTTCGTTATTACAATTGTTTTTGTGTTGATGTCTTCTGCGTGTTAAGTTGCGTGTAGAACCAACATACACATAATCGCATTTGTCGCTATGGATTTTATAAATCGTATATAACATTATATAAATATATACTATTCCTTTATATTCCTTTCAATTTTGTTTTTGTGAAATTATGTAGACTATGTGCTTCAAGTGTATTCAATATTTTATCCGCTGCGAAATGTGCTATCTTACCTGTAACGCTGTGGTTCAATTTAGGTTTCAAATAATTCAATACCGCTCTGGCGATACTCGGTTTCGCATTTGTCTTGTAGTTCTTTACTTTACCAATCAAAGAAATCTTGGCGTTCGCACTAATATCATCAATCTCCGTCCTGTGGTGTGTTGCCTTTCCTGCTATTACCTTATATGCTGGGTTGCTCTTCGCCAATCCTTTCTTTTGTAGTGGCGATGTTCCCGCATTGAATGTATCCAGACTATCTGTGTTATCTCTTACCACTTTGGATTTTATCAATGCGTGTTGTGCCGTCGATCCGCCTAACGAATGTCCCGTCAAATGTATCTTGGTTTCGGGGTCTTGTTCTTTCAATTTCTTCACAATGTCTTCGGTCTTCTTTGCTCGGTCATTGAATAACTTTGTATGAGAACCTTGTCCCAGCAATATTTTCAAATCGGTCTTCAAATCTCTCTTTGCTGTCTCGGCGTGTAAATCCGTTCCTCTGTGTGCGATTATGTGATGGTTCTCTGTATTGTGTTTATACGTATGAATATCATTGTCGCTCAATTCTGTTAACCTACTGTAATTTTCTGGTGTT